GCCACTCGGCGATGATCCGGGTGTTCTTCTCGGACTCGGCGCGGGCGGCGGCGGACTGAGCCTCTTCGGCGGCGCGCTTCTTCTCCGCCTCGCGCTCTGCCTTGAGCTGCTGGATCTCGCGCTCGACCGGGCTCTTCTCTGCCTCGATCACGCGGTTCAGGAGATCGTCGACGCTGACGCCGTTGGCCTCCAGGAACGCCACCGGGTCGGCCTTGATCTTGGCCGGCAGGGAGTCGAGGAACTTGGCCTTCGGCTCGTAGGAGCGGACGCGCTCCAGCTCCGCCGTGACGGCGTTCGCCTTGGCGACGAGCTGCTCCTTGTCGCGGGCCAGGGCCGCCCACCCCTTGCGGAGCGCCGCCGATTCCTTGGCGAGGTCGGTCGCGGGAGCCGGGGGCTCCTCGCCGGCCAGCTCCTCGGGGGGCTTGACCGGGGCGGGGATCTCCGCCGGCTTGGCAGCGGCGGGGGCCGGCGCGGGTGCGCCATCTTCACCGGACTCGGACATGATCGCGGCCATGTCCTCCAGGGTTGCCCCGCCGTCGGCGCCCTCGGCATCTCCTGTCGCAGCGTCAGATGCGTCCAGGGCTGCGGCGGCGGGAGCCGGGGCGGATGGGGCGGCGACAGCGGCGGTGGCGCTCACTGCGGGGCTCCGGTCGGCCAGGTGTGGTTGAAGAACGGGTTCACCACCGGGGCCTCGTCGGGCTCAGCCGGCGGCGCGGGGGCCTCCACCGGCAGAGCCGGCGCCAGCTCGGGGTCGATGGCCTCGGGTACGGGAGTCTCGTTGCCCATCAGCCGGCCCGCCCGGTGGGGCGGCCTCCGTTGAATACCGGCTGGCCGGTGACCTTGTGGAGGACGCCCACCTGGGGGCGGACCTGGTTGCCGGGGAGCCCGGCCACCATGGCGTCAGCCTGGAGGGCGGCGATCTGCTCGGCCGTCAGAGGGAGCCCGGTGGACTCGGCCTTCGCCTTCAGGGCAGCGTTTTCCTCTTCGACGGCGGCGAGCCGCTTCATGATGTCGTCGAGGGATGGGGTGGGAGCTTTCGCCTCCACCGGAGTCGGGGTCGGTTGGTTATTGGCCATGAACCGGCCAGCCCGATCACAGCGGACAGGGAAAAGCCCCGATCCGGGAGACACGGATCGGGGCCATTCGACCTACCTCGGTGCACCAACCCTGAGCCGAGGCGACCCGCCATGGCCAAACACCACGTTGGCGCTGGTGCTGCTGGGGCCAGGGGGATCAGAGCCCTTGGTTGGCCAGTTGCTCGTTGCAGGTGGGGACAGTGGTTCGCCAGGCCACGCCCACGTGCTGGGCGTCTTCGTCCAGCCCTTGCTGAAGTAGGCGCCGATGCTGCATCTCGTGCACAAGCGCCGTCGTGTGCCATGGCTGGAGGTCAGGGAACACGGGCGGCCCGGTGCGGGCCACCAGGATGGGGCTGCCGTGCTCGAGCCCAGCGACGCACACGCACGGCAGGCTAGGGGTCATCGGGAAGCCGACTCGACCACAGCCGAACCCGAGTGGCACTGTCTTCGTGTTCGAGCACGTGAGCTGGCTCTGCGGGACGATAGCCACGACCGGCGTGGGTCCTTGGCCGCCGACACAGCGCCAGGCTGCATCGGCGACCGTCGGCTGCGGCATGGGGATGGGGGATGGCCCGGTGGCGCAGCCCACCAGGAGGGCAAGGATCGCGGTCAGGATCCAGAGCGCGACGCTCCAGAAAACCAGGGCCGCAAAGTCGCCGATGCGCTTCACAGCGAGCGGAGCCTTTCCAGGACGTCGTTCGACGTGTGCCCGTCCCAGATCCCTCGGTCAATGGTTTTCGCGAAGTCCATCCGCTCCCACAGCCTGTCTGGCAGGTGGTACGTGATTCCTCCGCGACCTTCGCCGATCCCCGCGACGAACCACCCGGGCCACGAGGCGCCGTCGCTGTTCAGGCGGCTTCGCCAGACGCTCCGTCCCGGCTCGTTCACGACATGCCGACAAAGGGTGATGAACAGCCCGAAGCGGTGCTCGTAAAGCTCCTTGAAGGTGTGGAACCCATCGGACGTGTTCTCGTCGATCATGGGTGCTTTCATGGCCCGGGCGGCGGGGCAGGCGGAGCGGCGGCAGGAGGTGGAGGCCCGGGCGGTGCTCCACCAGGAGCCGGAGGGCCAGGCGGATGACCCGGGGGCCCACCAGGCGCTGGCGCCCCTCCAGGTGCAGGCGGTCCCCCGGGGGGAGGTGATCCAGGTGCCGGCGGCGGCGGGGCTGCCAGTGCAGCCTGGAGCGCGGCGGTGTCGTCCAGGAAGCGATAGAGCAGGTCGAGGTTCTTCGACGGCGTGGTGTCGTCGTTCCGGCCCTCCGCCAGGTACTGAGCGCCGATCTTCAGGCAGGCCATCAGGTCGTCCGTCGGGTCTGGACCTTCATACTTGCCGTCGTACAGCATCGCCTCGCACATGCGCTCGACGTTTTTCTCCGATGCGCGGTCAGCCGTCATTGCCGACTCGATGTCTAAGTCATCCAGCGCCGCCTCGCCGCGCTTGGGGCTCCAGATGCCCGACGTCACCAGCTCGTTCACCCGGTCGATCCGACCCTGCGGTGTCGTCGGCAAGAGGCTCGTCGGGTACGCCTGGATCACGTACTCGTCTTCCTCGAGATCCACGTCGCTCCAGTCGATGGACTCGAGCAGCGCCGTCCCAGGAGCCTTGACCATCATCTCCTTGTTCTTGTTGTAAATGTCGCGCGCGATGTCGATCGCGATCTTCGCGATGTCCAGGTGGAGCTGCTCCCACCTCTGCGACAGCACCGCGAAGCGCGCCGTCTGCACGTCGAGGGATTCGCGGATGGCCACGGCGCTGGTGGTCCCGGCCTCCTTCGTGCCGGCTGCCACCGAGCTGTTCACACCGTAGAGGCTGAATGCCTTCTCAAAGTGGCGCTCGAGCTGCTGGTAGACCTCGGGGCTCATCGCCTGCGGGGTGTAGAAGGTCGGCGGCGTGTTCCCGGCGTAGTAGTTCACCGATCCCACCGCGCTCGAGATCTGCCCCTTCGCCACCTTGGATGCCAAAGGCACCCATACCCCAGGGCGGCAGGCCAGGTGCTGGGCTCGAGCGATGCGATCCAGCGCCACGTTCACCGAGAGCTGGATGGGAAGCAACGTGGCGGCGGCAGAGACGCCGTAGGGGCCCGATAGCGCGGGGTCGAGGCAGAACAGGATGATGGGGAAGTAGCGCTTCTCGTAGGGCTCGCACAGGAGCCGTCCCCCACCACCCGTGGCCGCGCCGTCGATGCCGATGATGTGCCAGCCGTCGTTAGCCCCTTCGGCCGATGGGAGGTGCCATGCCTCGTAGACCTCCACCAGGTTCGAGCCCGACTGATCCCCCACCGGGTCGGCCTTGTGCGCCGACATGATGGCGTTGCGCCGGGCTTCGTTCTGTGGACCCTTGGCGAACTTGGCGATCAGGACGCCGCGGTCCACGAACTTGCGGCGGTACATGGCGCGGGGCTTGGCGTCGATGCCGTCGTTCGCGCCGATCATGATCTCGGCGGCCCGGACCAACTCCACCGCCACCCGGTCGTTGTCCTGAAAGACCTGGATCCCGGCGATGTCGAAAGCCCCGGCGCAGATGAACGCCTGCTGCGTCTTCTCGTAGACGCGGGCCTCGGTGAAGAGCCCATCGCAGAAGGTCGTCAGCTTCTTCGCCCTGCGCTTCTGCTTGCCGGTCCCACCCGAGGTGATGAACCGGGCGCGCGGGCGGCTGCGGCTCACCTGAGAGGCCACGGTCTGCACCACGGAGCGGATGACGTTCCAGGTGATCTGCCCGATGGCCCCGGGCCCCACGTTCGCCCCTCCGCCCGTCACCATCGACTGCCCGCCGTACTGGTACAGGTTCGTCAGCTCGCGGCCCTCATAGAGCGAGCCGTACAGCAGGTTCAGGTCGTACCGGAGTTGCTCGCTGGGCGACTTTTCCACGAACTTGGCGGCGTTCACCATGGCCGTGGCCATCGAGTCGTAGAGCGAGTCTTTGTCGGCCTTGGTGGTGGGCTGCATGCCGAGGCCCGACATCTCGGTCATGTCCCACCATCGGCGGGGGCCGGGGCCCTGGTTCAGGGCTTCACCCGAGTAGTCCAGGACCTTGATCTCCTTGGACACCCCTGCCGGCTTGGAGCCGCGGGAGGTCTTGCCGGTGGTGCTCACTGGCTACGGGCCCGGCGGTTGATCTTGGCCAGCATGTCTCGGGGGTCGAACATGCCGTCCGGGAGCTTCATGTCCTCGCCGTCGGGGGTGGTTTCGGGTTCGCCAGCGGGCACCAAAAGCACCGGCTCGTCACGAAACTCGATTGAAACGTCTCCAAGCGTGGCTTTCTGGACGCCAGCGGCTTTCAGGACCTTCAGGACGGCGGCAAGCTCCCTGCTCTTCATGCAGGGGCCAGGACGATCCTCGGCGGCCTCCAGGTGGCCTCACAGGCGCTTTGCAGGCCACCGCCGGGCCACCGGCCTACCGAGGGCGAGAACGGGGCGCCTTGCGCAAGCTGGGGGCCTTCGGCGGGGGCTTTGGGCTGGCTGGCTGTACCCCGGCCGATCCCCTGGTCCCATCCCCTCCGGCTCGTGGCCTTCGGGTGGACCGGGTAGAAGACGACTCAGTGCACGCTGCTACGAATGGGCCACGGAAGGATCGAGCCCGTAGGCCCCCAGTTTATCCCGTGGCGGGTCATCCGCTCTGACGCGCTCTAGATCCGCGAAGGTGCAACCCCATTCGCATCGTCGAGGTTACGCAAGGGCCGGTGGGCTCGCGTCTCCTGGGCTGAGTGATCCTCGACTTGGACCCGACGCATTTCGACCAGACCTGTAGCGCGTCGACGCATAACGGAACGCCCATTTGACGGGGCCGATCGATCGTGGGAATCTTCCATGGTCGTCTAGTCACCGACAACCTTACCGCAAGGCAACCCGAGAGGGAAGATGCGGTGCACGAAGGCCCGGCTGGCCCCTGAAAAGGCAACCGGGCCTTTCGTGCGCCTGGTGTCTAGTTATCTGGACGCGCTACCACTGGCCTTCCCCCTCGTTCTCCTGCAGGTCTTGCTTGGCGTAGTCCTCGTCAGCGTCCTCGGGAAGGACGTTGGCCATCCGGCGCGCGGCGGCCCGGCGGATCTGCTTCGCGTGCTGCTCGCGGTCGCGCTCCTCGGGGGTCTTCTCCTTCTCGGGCGCGTCGTAGATGTCGAAGTAGGCTTCGAGGGCATACCGGAAGGCATCCGCCGGGTCAGGGTGCCACAGGCTGGACATCTTCCATTCCATCTTGGCCCGGGCCCCGGCATCCCACCGGCACTTGACCAGGTCCTCCTCCAGCGCCGATCCGCTCATGACCTGGAGCCACCCGCGGCGAGCCAGGTCGCTCACCCGCTTCACCTGGTGGTGCACCGCCGATGCCTTCTGGGCCGGCATGAGGCCAGGGAGCCCGGTGTCACCGACGAAGGTGTCGAGGACCACCTTGGACCCACCCGCGTCGTAGTACCACCAGGAGGGCGCGTAGCGCTCTTGGATCAGGCGGCGGATGGGATCCACCATCGACCAACTGATCTCGGCGTCCCGTGCGCTGGAGAACTCGAACACGTGCTGCACCGTCTGCGTCCCAGTCCCCCAGCCCACCACCTCGATGGAGAACCTGTCCGAGTTGCCGGGGTCGATGGCGCAGGCGAACACCTCGATGCCAGGAAGAGGGACCGCGGCCATGACGCCGTGGCGCGCAGTGGAGTCGTCGGGCTCCAGCGTCCGGTGGATGTGCTCCGTCAGCGGGTCGCCCGCGTACTCGAGGACAAATGCCTCCATCCAGTCTGGCTCGGACGGCAGGTAGGACGACTTCGAGGAATCAAACTGATAGGCGGTGGCGGACTTGTCGAAGACGAACTTGCCGAAGTAGTCCCGTTGGACCATCGGATCGTCCATCGTGCGGCCACGGGACAGAAGCCACTTCTCCAGCTCCGCCATCTGGTGCGCGACGGTCCCGAGGTGCGGGTTCTCGAAGCGCGACCAGTTGCGCTTCAGCCACCCGCGGCCCGTCATCCAGATTTCGTAGAACTCGCCAGCGGGAACCTCGGGGATCGTGCCCGCCAGGATCATTTGCCCGCCGGTGTCTGACAGGGCCGGCGGCAGGATGCGGTCGATGAGCGGGTTCAGGACACGGGAGGGCTGGGCCTGGACCTCGTCGAGGATGGCGCGGCGGAGCTTGTTACCGAGATAGTTCTCGATGTGGGCGACGTCGTCCGTCCCGGTAAAGGCCACGATCCCACCGCTGGCGAAGGTGGTGATCATCGACTCCGAGTTGGTGTAGTTCCGCCCCGGGGGCCCGAAGTGCTTCAGCAGGAAGGGCTTCCAGATCTTCGTCCAGATGGAGAGCCTGACGGCGGGCTTGTTGCGCCCGAAGTAGATCTGGACGCCGTCGTACTGGCTGCCGTCGGTGGCCAGGATGCCGCAAATCGAGGTCGACTTGGCGGCGCGGCGAGAGCAGATGGCGATGACGTTGCGGTGCTTGAACGACCCGTCAGGATCCAACTCCGAGCACCGCTCCATTAGCTCGAGCTGGGGCCCGTGGCCGTCGGCGATCTGAGCCAGGGTCACCACCTGCTGGACGGCAGACGCGCGCGACACCAGGCGCGTCTGCGCCATCAGCGTGGCGATGCCGGCGCGGGTGGTGGGTGGGACGGAAGGAAGCGGGGGCGCGTTCACGCCGTGCGAATCTCCACCGGGACGCCGCTCTTCAGGTCGTCCATGCAGCGCTCGACTGTTTCGGCCTCCAGCTCCTCAGTGGTCCAGTACCCGGTGGCCTTGGCGCCGGCCATGACCTCGTCGAAGTTCTTGGCCTCGCCAACCTTGAGCGTATCGAAGATGTGGATGGCCATCTTCCCGTGGCAGACCACAGCCACGGCGCGCGTGAACGCCCACCGCCCGGGCTGCGTGCTCACCTTCGGCTCTTCGCCGCACACAGGGCAGGTCACTTTGCGGCCTCCTCTTTCGCGAGCCGAACTTGCAACTCTTCGAGCCGCATCTCCTGGCAGCGAATCAGCGCCTGGATGGCCTCGGTCAGGTCCTGGTCGAAGTCCTTGCCGCCGCGGATGCCGGTGCACAGGAGCTTCTTGATGGCGTGCTGGATGGCTGGGTTCGTGACATGGAAGATCTCGAGCACTCGGTAGACGTCCACCTTCGAGTACGGGCAGTCGCGCAGGTACTTGTTGGTGCTCATGGCTTCTTATCCAGGCGCTTCAGGACCTTCCTCAGCCTCGCGCCCTTCAGCTCCTCGTTCAGCGCCGCCAGCTCCTTGTCCAGGGTGATACTGACAGTGAGCCCGGTTTCCTGCGGCTGGCTCTGCCGCCCACCGATGATGGTCAGTTTCGAAGTTCTTCGCTTGGGTGTGTCCACGATCTCCTCCAGATTTCAGCGTTGTGAAGCAGCCGAGCCTCGTCGTGCCCGTGCGAGCAAATCAGCACCATGAACCAGCCCATACGCCTGAGCCCGAACAGCCCGCACGGGCGCATGTACCAGGTAGTCAAACGGCGTCCAGGAGATGGGGAAGATACCGCATCCCCATCCGCCGTTTCCATGCCGTCGCCGAGTCTGGCCGGCGGGATTCCGTCAGGTGGGTGCACACCTTGCGGCCTTCGATCAGCCGCTTGGCGATGCCCCGCTTCCGGTAGAACTCGCGCACGTAGACGTAGTGGACCACGTCGGGGTGGTTGTCGACGCAAGCCCACCCAGCGATGACGGACGGGGTCTCGGCAGGGTGGGCGACGATGACCGCGGCGGTGGTAGCCAACAGGCGGTCGATGCGCTGGCGCTGACCAGGCCAGTAGTCGGACGGGTGGATCTCGGCGTTGGCCTCACCACCAGAGACGTCACGCTTGCGACCCATGCGCCCACACGAGCGGCAGACTCGAGCGTCGGCGGCCTCGTCGCCGGTCTGGTACTCGTAGCTGCGGAGCCAAGAGTCGTAGACGAAGTTCACGTCGGTGGGCTCGGCCATCCGGAGCGCGAAGACGATCAGGTCGCTCACCAGAAGTGCCTCAACTGGCAGGCATAGCTCATCGGGCAATTCGTTTGGCTCCAGATGCAGTAGACCGGCCGCGAGGGCGGGGATTTGCTTTGGTAGAGCTGGGCGGAAGCCCACGCGTCGATGTTCCATTTGTTTGTGGGCGCGGCTTGCGCTCGGCGCCTCACGTCGAGATCGTTCGCCTGCTGCTCCATGAACGCGAGGTTGTCCTCGTCAGATCGCTCGACCGCATTGGCAGCGGCGTAGTTCTCTCGTGCAGGGTCGTAGGCTTCGGCGTCAGGATCATGTCGCTCGGAACGAAGACGGAGCCTGGTCTCGATGCGCTTCAGCTTGACCACCTCCTGCTGTTTGGACATGAGCTTGGCGAATACATCTTCTCGGACCTCGACCGGGTCGCGCTCCAATGCCGGCGGCTCCCACAGGGGATTCAGCAGCTTCTCCACCTCCACCTGGGCGGCCCCAAGGTAGGGCCGGCGCTCCTCAGCCAGTTGCTCCGCGCGCTCGTGCTCCTCGTTCATCAGGCGAGCCCGAGTTTCGTGGAACCGCCCGGTCATGAACCTCCAGACGGCGGCCAGGAATGAGCCGGCAAGGATGATCACGAACGACCAGTCACCTTCGGACAGGAAACGCGGTGCCATCAGGCTATCCACCCTTCGCCGATCTTGAAGACGTGGCTCTCTCCGGTGTCGGTCTGAAGCCTGAAGATCCACTTCGAAGCCGAGAAGTTCAGCATCGTGACGAACCCGACGACGTCCCCCACCTTCCAGCGCGACCCGAGCCCGGGGATCTCGCACCACCCTCCGCATGGCCCCTGGTCCCCGGTGAAGATGAACTGGAATCCCTTGCAGGGCCCGGCGCAGCGGAACATCTTGCCGTCGTTCCGAAGGGAGTGCGACTCCCACCGATGCGGGGTGTAGTCGTCGGGGAAAACCTTGGTCGCCATCACTCATCCTCCAAGGAGGCCAGGGCGTCACGCAGCTCAGGGTATTTGGCGGCCTCCTCCAGCAGCTCCTCGGGGGTCGCTTCCCGCACCCGGCGCTGGACTTCCTTCGCCCCCCTGCCGCGCTCCCCTGGTACCCTGGCGAGCGTCCGGATGACCTGGAGGGTGGTCCTGATCTGCGGCGCATCCTGCCGCCTGCCGGCCTTCCCGTGCGTCGATACCCAAGTCAGGTGGTCGACCACGATCCCGAGGGCCATCGACATGGCGGCGGCGGGCTCGTTCACCGGGTCGCCAAGGATGCGAGCAAGGCCCGGAGCATCGCCACCAGCTTGGGGGTCTGGATTTGGCGGACTGTCTTTTCGAGATCGAGGGGG